ATTAGTTTTGTTTTATTATTGTTAGATTGAAAAGGGGTTTCCAATTGGTTTCCCCTTTTTTTTGTACTTTTATTTTGTGGATGCTAATCAACGGGGTTGCTTTGCTGAATATAAGTTTGGCACAATAGCAATGGAAAATGGATTCAATGTTTCAATGCCTTTGCTTGATGCATCACCTTATGATGCCATAATTGAAAAGGATGGCAAAGTGTTCAAAATACAAATCAAATCGGTTTCCGCTGATCGTAAAAAAAACAAAAGCAACATTCATATTTCACTCACGAGAACTGGAAAGGGTTATCCGAAAAAGTACGTTGATTATTTTGCCATCTATTTTGTTGAATATGATGGCTTTTTTATTATTAAGAATAAAGAACAAAAAGCAATTCGATTAAGCATTGATGGTATTTACAAAAAAAATTTCCGTAACTTCGCATCAATTCTTTAACGAGTTTTTTTTCTGTTTCAACTTAAAAGGAGGCGCAATCAATGTGCCTCTTTTTTTTTAACTTTACACAAATTAAAAGAAATGAGGCAAATCAAAATCAATTCCACAACTGGAAGTGAAATCATCACAACACAAGATGTGAAAGATTACGCACGTATTGATACATCAGCGGATGATTCATTGATCACACTGATGATTGAAACCGCACGAATATGGTGCGAAAATTATATTTCAAGGGATATTGTGCCAAAAAATCGTACATACTATGTGGATACAACAGAAACTGGATTGATTGATATTCCATTTTCACCAGTGGCATCCATTTCAAGCGTTACAATCAATGATATTGCTGCAACGTACACAATACTCGGTTTGGACAATGAAACCATTGAATTGGATGGCGGTGCTGCGGAAAAGGTGAAAATCACCTACATCACAAGTGGCATCAACAATTCGCTAATGAAACAAGCAATGCTCCAAACAATTTCAACGTATTATGACAATCGTGCAGATTTTGTTCAAGGTGCAAACGTGCATTTGATTCCAACTGATGCCAAAACAATACTCACATCTTACAAATCAATGTTTGTGTAATGAATGCGGGGCGGTTAAATAAAAGGGTGAAGATACTGCGATTGACAAAAACCGCAGATGGATTCGGTGGCTTTACAAGTTCCGAAACCATTGTGCATACATTTTGGTGTGCCAAAAAAACGAATAGAGGCGAAATATCGCAGGAAAACGGAATTCGGGAGCAACGCACTGAAATTGAATTGATAATGCGCCAAAAGGCGGGAAATCAAATCCTGTTGAGCGATGTACTACAATTGGAGGCATCGGATGAAAAATTTCGCATTGTGGATATGTTTGATGGATTGTATCAAAGATTTAAGTCAGGTGCATCAGGTGACAATGCGGAGGATTATTTCACAACAATCAAAGCGGTTACGATATGAAAGCGGGAATAAAAATCAACCAATCGGATTTGGCAAAGTTGAATAAAAAACTTGCACAATTACAAAAGTTTTCAAAACAGGAACTTTCAAGTGAAATTGGAAGGGGTGCAATGGAAATTGTTGGAAGGGCAAAACAATCCGCAGCCAAAGATACTGGAGCATTGCGCCAAAGCATCAATTCGGAGGCATCTGGAAAAGGTGTTGCGATTGTTGCTGATATTGATTATGCGCCTTATATTGAGTTCGGAACGGGATCACAAGTGAGTTTGGCGGATATGAAAGAACTTGGCATCCCTGATGGTTATGCAGCACAATTCAAAGGAAAGGGAATTCGTGAGGTTAATTTACCCGCACGACCATTTTTCTTTTCATCCGCAAGAGTTGGTTTCAATAATATGCTCAAACGAGTGGATAAAAAACTTAAAAAACTATTATGAAAGATCCGATTCGATTTGTTAGAAAAGCCATTTTAACCGCTTTAACGGGCAACATCAGTTATGGTGGGAGTGTTGTACCAATTTATGGTAGAGTGCCATCAAACGCAACGTATCCATTCGTGAGGGTGTATTCCCTTTCATCGGGTGAAACGAATCAAAATCGTGATTCATTCAACAGTGAGGTGATTACAAGGATTGAAGTGGTCACAAGATTTCAATCGGATAATGGTGGGGAATTGCAATGCAATGCCATTGTTTCGGATTGTCTTGAGTTGGTACGCACACGCTCCGCAGGATACTTTAATCTTGAATCGGATGGATTTAATGTGTACACATCGGAAAATGAAGGCATCCAATACATTGAGCAAGATTTGAGTGATCACACATATTTCAGGGCAATCATTGAATTGTCAAACAGAGTACAACAGGTTTCAACACAACGTCCGTTTATTTTTAGAATTATAACTAATCAAGATAACCAATTTACATTACCGCTTACTGATAACGGAACTGTTGATATAGTAGTCGATTGGGGCGACGGAAGTAAAGATACTATAACCGCTTTTGACCAAGCAGAAAAAACACATACATACGCAAATTTTTTAGAGTACGAAATAAAAATAACAGGAACTTTGCAAGGTTTTAGATTTAATAATACAGGTGATAATAGTTTTATGCGTAATATAAAAAATTGGGGTATTTTAGAAATAAATACAGATGCAGTTTTTAGGGGGTGTGGAAATTTAGTCGCAACCGCAACTGATAAACCAAAAAATATTACTTCTTTAAATAATACCTTTAATTCTGCTTTTGATTTTAATGGAAACTTAAATAATTGGGACGTAAGTAGCGTAACAAATTTTGCTGGGTGTTTTTTTAGGGCAAGGGAGTTTAATGGGGACATAACAAATTGGGACGTAAGTAGTGCTACACTTTTTAATGATATGTTTGATGATGCAGAAAGATTTAATCAAAATATAAGTAATTGGGACGTAAGTAATGTTAATACTTTTAAAGAAATGTTTCAAAGTGCAGATGACTTTAACCAACCTATTGGAAGTTGGACTATAAAAAATGAAGGGAATGTTAATATGCAAAGAATGTTTAGAAATGCAATAAGTTTTGACCAAAGTTTAGCTAATTGGAATATGACACAAGTGAATAATTTAATAGAATTTTTATCAAATGCTACGCTTTCAACCGCTAATTATGACGCAACACTTATAGGGTGGGCAGCGCAAACTGTACGAAGCGGATTAACTTGTGATTTTGGTAACTCTCAATATACAGCAGGTGGTGCAGCTGAAGCCGCAAGAAACACATTGATAAATACTTATGGTTGGACAATAACTGATGGCGGTGCAGCTTAAAAGATAAAGATATGAGTAATAAAGAAAAATTAAATTATCCAGATGTTAAAACGTTTTATATTTGTTTTAACAACGAAAGAAGTGAAATAAAAAGTTATGGTAGTATTACACCACAGCAATGTTTAGGCACTACTTGGATTGAAATAGATTATTTTATCAATGAAGCCGAATGGCTTGATGTGTTGTTGGAAAATGGAATTGAAATAGAAGAACAAGAATAAATATAAATATATAAAAATGGCTAACAATTTAAGATTTACACATATATATCAAAAAGCAACACTTGGGCAATTTGGTTGCAGGGTGTTACAAACTGGGGATTCAACTCCAGATGGTGAATTTTATCACACAATACGACCATTAAAAAACTCATCATTCACTGCGGATAATAACACAACGGGTGGTGATAGTTCAATCACAATCACAAACGTTGAAGCATCGTGTGATATTGTTGGGCATTTTGACAATGTAAGTTGCTCACATGGAAAAATCATTTGTTACCTAATATGAGGCATTTTAAAATTAGCGAATTTGATTCACCTGATGAAGTTGGGAGCGGTGAACGTATGGATGCAGATGTGCTGCAAATGATTGATCAGGCACGTGAGTTGTTTGGCAAACCAATACGCATCAATTCGGGTGTACGTTCGATTGCTCACAATGATAAGGTTGGCGGATCAAAATCATCAAGCCATTTGAAAGGATATGCGATTGATGTGAGTTGCGACAATTCAGCGGATAGGTTTCGTTTGGTTGATATTTTGAAACTCGTTGGATTTAATCGATTAGGGATTGCCAAAACGTTCATTCACGTTGATAATGATCCCGATAAAAGTAAAAATGTAATTTGGCTATATTAATGAAAACACTATTTGCAAAATTATTGGGATTGAATAATGGTGGCAAATCATCACTTGGTGAATTTGCAAAGGATATTCGTGAAGCAATCAAAGGCAAGGAAATTGATCCTGATAAAATGATGGAACTTGTGAAGGTGCAAAGCGAAATCAACAAAATGGAGGCGCAACATCGGAGCATATTTGTTGCGGGTTGGCGGCCATTCATTGGTTGGATTTGTGGATTGGCACTTGCATACAACTTCATCATTCGTGATTTGATTGCGTGGGTTTCACCTGATATTATGCCTCCCGCAATTCAAATGGATCAACTCATTACCATTCTTTTGGGGATGCTTGGTTTGGGTGGTTTGCGTACCTTTGAAAAAATAAAAGATAAAACCAAATAAATGGGAGTTAAGGATACTGCAAATTTGGCAATGATTCCCGCAGCGTATGCGGAGGATAAAGTTTATTCAGTTTTACCATCTGATGGTGATGGGGATTTCACATTCACACGCACTGGATCAGGCACACGCATAAACAAGGGCGGTTATATTGAAACAATGGCACAAAACGTGCCTCGTTTGAATTATCGATTGGATGCGGATGGCAATCCAACGGGATGCGCTGAATTGCTATTGGAGGAATCAAGGCAAAACAAAGTTTTTCCAAATAACTCATTAACGGGATATTCAATAATAGGAGTATCAACCACAAACAATGATGCTATCGCTCCAAATGGAACAAATGAAGGTGCAAAAGTACAAGCAACAACTTCAGGAACTGCGGTTGTATTCAAAGGATTTTCGGGGACATCAGGTGTTACGCACAATATATCTGCATTCATAAAGGCGGGAACACATAATCAAGTGAGATTGCAAGAAGGTTTTTCCGCATCAAATATGGATGTAAATTTATCAAATGGCAATATCATTGCAAACTCAAATTCATCAAACTTAAATGTTGAAAAATACCCAAATGATTGGTATAGAGTTAGTTTTGATTTTACATCATCAGGATCAAATTTGCAATTCGCTTTGTATTTTAGTGGAAGTTATTCATCGGGTGAAAATATCTATTTATATGGTGGGCAAATTGAACAAGGAAGTGGAGCAACAAGTTTAATCAACACAACAGTTGGAGCAATCACACGCAACAAGGATTCCGCATACAATCAACCATTCGGGGATTTAGCAAGTGATTATCCAATTACTGTTTATTGGAAAGGGCAAATCACCGCATACGATTCGGGAGGTTTCAACACACAAAGTTTTACAGGGGTTGCAAAAAACAATGATGCAATTAGGTATTTGAATTTGAAGTTTTATTCAACAACTCAACTGCAACTTGAACGGAGGAATACAACGCAAAGAATCGACTATATTTCACATTCATCACAATTGGGTGATGTGAAAAAAATTGCGATCAAATATATTTCAAGCACTCACGTTGTAATTTATATTGATGGGATTGAAGTATTTAATAATTCATCACTCACTGCGGTTTCGTGGGATTTTGATTCCATTTTGATTGGGCAATTTAGATTCAATGCAGATACGGGAAAACGTATTCCCGCTGATGAATTATTCGTATGGAATAAGGCACTCACCGATGCGGAAATGGTTGAAATAACAACTCCATAAAATAAAAAATAAAATGAGCCATATATTTAAAAAATATGAATTTCCAGATGAAGCAACTGCGGATGCTTTGATTGATGCGTTGCCATCACAATATGATGAGGAATTGGATGAAACACATCCTGATCACAAGCATGTGATTGTGAAATTATATCATCCAATCGTGGAGCAACCAGTTTATGATGATGAGGGCAATATCGAAACCGATGCGGTATTGGCGGAAAACTTTTCCGTTGATGTACTTTGGCAAGGTATTGAAGCGCAACCAGAGGATTGGGAGCAATACGAAATCACCTTGAGTGATAATGGTGTTCATTCCTTTTTTGGGATTGATTACATATAAAAAAAATAAGTATATTTGTATAGAATTAAAAAATTATAAGCTATGCCAACAACGGGTGTATTTAACGGAACAAATCTGATTCTTTCGGTAGAGGGAGCAAATTTAGGGCATACGACATCATGCTCATTAACATTATCAACTGATTTGCCAGAGGCAACAACAAAAGATTCAAGCGGATTTCAAGAGGTTATCGCAGGTGTGATGAGCGGTGAAGTTTCATTTGATGGATTAGTCACTTATGATGATACATCAAACGTAACTGAACTTGCTGATTTTCTTTTGGCACGTACACAATTGACTGTTGTATTCGGAACTGAAACAACGGGTGATCGTATTTTTACTGCGGAGGGTTTCCTTTCATCACTTGAGCAAAGTGCGGAAATGGAATCACCAGTTTCTTATTCAGGATCAATCACATTGACTGGGCAAATTGCTGCATCAGACGGATAAAATATTATGAATTGAGCGCAATTTGAGGGGATTGCGCTTTTTATTTTTTTACTATGGCAAACAAACAACGGGGATACTACTCCATAAAACTTGGCGGGAAAATGCGCAAGTTGCATTTTTCAATGAACTTTTGGGCAAACTTCACTGATACATTGGGCATTTCGCTTGACAAGATTGGTGACATATTTGGTGAGGGAATTTCACTTGGCACAATTCGTTCACTTATTTATTCCGCAATCCTTGCAAATGATCAAGAGGAGGGAAATGAAATTGACTACAATGAATTCAAAGTTGGAATGTGGCTTGAGGATTTACAAGCGGAAAAACTTGAGGACATTGTGAATGCAATGATGGAATCCAGAGTGCTTGGCAATGATTTGAATCAAGGTGTGAAGCGCAATGTTGTGAAATCAACAGAAAAAAAAACGAAACCCTAACTCCCGAAAAACTCACTTGGGATGATTTGATGGATTATTTCATCGGTCAAGTAGGGATTGATCCTGATAAATTTTGGAAATACACTTGGAAGGAAAATCACCTTTTGGGTGAATCATATTACATTGCCAACAATAAGGAGTGGGAACGCATCCGATATTTGGCAGCAATGGTGTACAATGTGAATGCTCAAAAACGTTCACAAATGATTGATCCTGAAAAGTTGTTTTCATTGCCTCAAGATATATATGCCAAAATGGAAAAGAATCGACCAAAATCCACAAAGGACAAATACAATTCATTTTTAGACAAAGTCAAATCAGCGACATTTGATAAAAAATTAAAGATGTAGGATTTTTGTATTTTTACATTTAAATTCTACGGATGGCAAATAATCAATTGAAAGTTACTTTATTGGGTGATGCATCGAAACTAAATGCAACACTCAAAACCGCATCAGGGCGGTTGAAATCATTTGGTAAAAGCACAACCGCAGTTGGCAAATCACTTCAAACAAGATTAGCATTGCCATTGGCATTGGCGGGTGGTGCTGCAATCAAAATGGCAACGGATTTCGATAAATCAATGACAAAAATCAAATCCCTTGTGGGAATTGCAGGTGATGAGGTTGATCAAATGGGTGTTGGTGTTAAAGCAATGGCAAAGGAATTTGCAATTTCAAGTGCTGATGCAGCTGATGCACTATTCTTTGTAACATCAGCGGGTTTACGTGGCAAGGATGCAATGGAGGCATTGGAAGGTTCAATGAAGGCATCTGCAATTGGAATGGGTGAAGCCAAAACAATTGCTCAACTTACATCCGCAGCAATGAACGCATACGGATCGGATACACTGAATGCATCTGATGCAACCGATGTATTAACCGCTGCAATTCGTGAGGGATCGATTGAATCTGATGAATTGGCATCTGTGATGGGGGGAGTTTTACCAGTTGCATCCAATATGGGAATTGCATTTGATCAGGTGGGTGCTGCATTTGCTGCAATGAGTAGAACGGGAACTCCCGCTGCACAAGCAGCAACACAATTGAACTCCATTATGATGGGGATAATGAAACCAACTCAAACCGCTGCGGATGCAATGGAGGAGATGGGATTGAGCAGTGCGGGATTAAGGCAGCAAATCAAAGATGAAGGATTACTTTCAGTACTTAATACATTAAAAGAAGGAGCAAATCAAAACGCAAGAGCGTTTGAAACTGCATTTGGAAATGTACGTGCATTGAAAGGGGTGCTTGATCTTACGGGTAACAGTATGGAAACAACTCGTGAAATATTTGAGCGGATGACTAACACGCAAGGAATGGTGCAAACCGCATTTGATGAAACCGCACAATCCGCTGAATTTAGATTACGCAAGGCAATGAATTCCGCACGTGAATCATTTGCACAAGTTGGCGCAACTTTACTCACTGGGTTTTTGCCAATATTTGAGGATGTTTCAAGGGTTATTCAAAACGTATTCAATGCATTTTTCAATTTAGATGAAGGCACTCAAAAACTTATTTTGGGATTGGGTGCATTTGCAGTTGTATTGCCAACAATTATCACGTTGGTTGGTGGTTTAGTTAGCGCAATTGGTTTGTTGCTTTCACCTGTTGGATTGGTTGCAGCTGCATTGGCGGGTGTTGCTTTTATCATATATAAAAATTGGGGTGAAGTGTTGCCAGTTGTGGTTGGTTTATACAATCAATTTGTGGATTTATATAATGGATCGGAGGCACTTCGTAAAGTGATATATTTCCTCAAGGCGGCATTCCAAACAGTTTTCACATTTGCAAAAACGCAAGTGATGTTAGTAATCAATTCATTTTCAACAATGTGGAAACTCATCAAGGAGTTTTCCGAAAAGGGTTTTAAAGGATCATTCAAGCAAATTTTGTCAGATGGTTTTGATGAATCTGTTGATATTGTGAAAAGTGCGGGTGAGGAAATTGGTGATAATTTCACCGATGCAATGAGTGATGCAGTTGGATCAACACTTGAAAAGAAAACTGTTGAGCAAGTGCAAGGCGCACTCACAAATGTGAAAGATCAAGTTTCTGGATTTGTTTCGGGATTGATTGGTGATGTTGGTGGTGGTGCAGGTACTTCACCCGCAAAAGGCACATCGGGTGGTGGTGGCGCAACTACAATGCAGCCAACTCATGGCTTTATTGGAGCGGTTGATATTAACAAGATTGATCCTCCAGTTTCGGAGGAGGCAATGGCAAATGTACTTGGATTCAAAGTTGCACTTGAGGATCTTGCGGAGGTTTCACAAATGGTTGGTGAAGGTGTTGCCAATGCCTTTGATAGTATGTCAATGGGATTGGTTGAATCACTTGGTTTGGCAAAAGATGGTTTTGAAGGTTTTATTGGTGGCTTAATCACAACCGTTTTGAAACTTATTTCAATGATGTTGGCACAATCTATTTCACAAGCAATTGCGGGTGCAACTGCATCGGGTGCTGCAACTGGTCCTGCTGCAATATTCACAACTCCTGCATTCATTGCAACTGCGGTGGGTGGTGTAATGAGCGCATTTGCTGCAATTCCAAAGTTTGCTGATGGTGGTATTGTTTCAGGCACAACATTGGGTGTGATGGGCGAATATACGGGCGCAAAACAAAATCCAGAGGTGATTGCTCCATTAAATAAATTGGAGGGAATGATTGGCGGGAAACAAGCGCAACAAGTGAATGTTGGCGGTGAATTTAGAATTCAAGGGCAGGATTTAGTGGTTGCACTTCAACGTGCGGAACGCAATCGCTCACGATTAAAATAAACAAATGGCATACGGGGTAAAATACAGATTGATATTTTCTGATTTATTAGGACACGCAAAAAAGGTTGAAATCTTGCAAGATGGATATTCAGGTGAAGTGTTGCCAATGATTGGAACGGGAAATCCAGTTGAAATGGAATGGGAGGGTGATGATGATTTTTACAATCCCATAATTGGATCAAGTTGCACATTGAATTTGCTTGTGACTGATGATGTCACTTATGATGATTTTTTCAAAGGCAATGAAGAGGAATATCGTGTGCAAATTTATTATGATAGGAATCAATCAAATGTTTTTCAAGATAGGGTTGAGGAAATTGCCACAAATGCAGGGCGCATCGAAGTTCTTGAATGTATTGAAAATGAACTCACACAAGGAAACACAATTTCAAGTGATTTCACAAAACGGGTTTTGAATGATGGTGGCACAATAGACAATGAAACGTGCATTGGAAAATCAATCACCGATTCAAGATCTTATGAATGGGGAACTTTTTGGGAGGGGTTTCTATATTTGGATACTTATTCGGAGGCACTTTCAACAACTCCTTTTGAAATATCCATCACCGCATTGGATGGCTTGGGATTGCTTGATGTAAATGATTCAAGGGCGTTGAATATATATGTGAATCCGATTGAATTCGGAACAAATTTGGGTGAGTGGTATTATGTTTCGGAAATGTTACAAGAATTCAACAAAGATGCAACCGCAGTTGAAAGATATTTGTATTGGGCGGGTGACACACAATGGACAGGCACATCGGATTTTATTGGGGATATTCCTGCACGACCTTGGAGCACATATTCAAACATTGATGCCAAATTAAATTTTCTAAACAATAAAGAAGTTTTGGAAAACATTTTGCGAAAATCCAATTCAAGGATATTTCACGCATTTGGTGATTGGTGGGTTGTGCCAAATTCATTGTATTTGGATGATGTTTTTTCTGGGCAATATTATGATAGAACAGTTTTCAAAAACGCACTTGCAAACGGGCAAAATGAGGTGGTTGATTTTCAAGTGTTTGGAGTTGGTGATGGCAGAACTTTTGAAGGAAATGCCACAAAAAATGTATCAAAAAGCATCAAAAAAGATTTGCAACCAATTCAAAATGATCTAACAATTGAATACTTATCACCTTTGAAAAAAGTGATTTTGGAATCTGATTTGAAACAAGAGGGTGAAGTTTATGGATTTATGAGCGCAGGTCAAGGATTTACTTTTGGCGCATCTGGTCACACTTTAAGTTATGGAGCGGTTGCCACAAATCACGATTTTGTTGGATCAAACAATCAATCCTATAAACTAACAAATTTCACAACAAGTGCTGCATCAAGAATAACCGCAATTAGTCAAGATGGTTTTTTTAAAATTGGAAATTTTAATCCCGCAGACAATGTGCGATATTCTTTTGAATATCTTTTTGATTCAAGCGCAACAAGCGTTTCCTATAAATTGTACTATTCGGTAAAAGTTGACTCATCACTTTCCCCATTTATTCCGATAACAACAAGATATTATGACAAAGACAATAATTCAATGAGCGGCACTTTGGTTTACAATGAACTTCAATTTTCAGATGCAAGGGATTTGGGAAGGTGGCAAAAAGAATCAGGAAGTTTGCCAAATGATTCAAATTTGGGATATTATATGCAAATATCAATCACCTTTTACCAACCAGTTTTGGGATCAGGAACTGGGTATTCCGCAATGTATTTAGATAACATAATAGCAAAAGATTCAGACACCGAACGTGATGAGCAAATACTAACATCAACAATCACGCAGAATCGTGGGGTTTATGATTTTGAGGTTGTGCCAAATGAGGAAATTGTAAATGCATTTTTAGCAAAAGGAGTTTTTTCATCACCGATTACAGTTGATGATGATAAAAACAACGCACAACAAATCTTGAATGATTACAGAACTTATGTGCCACGATATGAAGGCACTGGATACGGAAACAAAAACAAACCAGTCACCCCATTGGATAAGTTGTTTGTTGATTTCAAAACCGATTATCAGGATGATCAGGCATCAATGATTGATACTTTAAAATATAATTTGCGCCTAAATGAATTCAAATTCATTGCACACACTCCAAACAATGATCCTGATGTTACGGTCACACATCAGCTGCGCCAAAACTAAAAACATTCCTTTTCCCTTGTTTGCCAGAAACCTTGAGTGAAATTTTTTTTGCTTGAGGTTTCTTTTTAGAAAGAATTTTTTCTATATTAGCGAAAATAAATTTTTTCAAGTATGGAATTTAACACATATTTCAACTCCGAATTGGAGCGATTGGAACTCACACGAAAAAAGGTTTGTCAAGCACTTGGAATGACAATCCCAACACTTCGTTCAAGGGTGAACAATTGCGGAACTTTTCAGGTGGATGAAATCAAAAAACTCCAATCGTTGGGGTTTGATCTTAATCGTTTAATTTAAAACAATGGCAGAAACAGAAAACAATTTGCACGAAAAACTTTTGAAAGTGCAAAACGAAATCGGAGCGATTTCAAAATCAGCAACAAATCCTTTTTTCAAATCAAAATACTTTGACATCAATGTATTGATTCGGGAGGTATTGCCAATACTAAACAAGCACGAACTCACACTTTTGCAACCCATCAAGGATGGTGAAGTTTGCAGTGTGATAAGTGATGGAAAAAACTCCATTGAAAGTGGAGTGAAACTTCCTGAAATAAATGATCCGCAGAAACTCGGATCAGCAATTACGTATTTCAGGAGGTACACATTGCAATCATTGCTTTCGTTACAAGCGGAGGATGATGATGGCAATATGGCATCAGGAATGAAGCCAAAACTTTCAAATGAGCAATTTGAAGTTGTGATGAAATCAGATCGACAAACTGCATTGAAAGCAATACAAAAAGCGGAATTATCCGCAACTCAATTAAGTAAATTAAAATCTAAATTCAATATATAATGGCAGAGGATAAAATTTTTGCAGATGGTTTCATTGTGAAACGTAGAGAAAACGCTCCCGATTTTGTGGTGGCAAATGTATCAATCAAGGTTGATGAATTCGGAAAGTTTGTGAAAGCAAACTCAAAAAACGGATGGGTGAATCTTGATGTGAAAACCGCTCAAAGCGGTAAAATGTACGCTGAACTAAACACTTGGCAGCCAGATGGCAAAGTGCAAAAAGTGGCACAAGGGGAAAGTGATTTGCCTTGGTAGTCAAGCAATGGGAGTGGCATTTGCTGCTCCCTTTTTTTTAACTCAAAAAACAATATAATGAAATCACCAATCGAAATATACAAATACGAAAACAAGCGAATCAAAAAATACAAAAAGGATTTCAATGAAATAGTTGAATCACTGGATGTTGATTCGGAGGTAAAAGATGAATTATTAAAACTTTTCATTTGGTATGGCAATGCAAGTTCCATTAAATCAAAAGCGTATCAAGAAATGAAAACATTCAAAAAATAAAACACAAAATGAAACAGATACAAGATACAAATGAGGAATATCACTCAAAAGAATCCATCAGCGCATCAGGTTTGAAAATGATTGCCAAAAAATCGGTGAAACATTTTCTTGATAGGAAATTCAATGAAACCGATGCAATGAAATTTGGAACTGCGGTGCATACTGCAATGCTTGAAAGCGACAAATTTTATGATGATTATTACATAATGCCAAAGGTTGATGGGCGCACAAAGGAGGGCAAAGCACTCAAGGCGGAACACATCGAAAAGGCAAAAGGAAAAAT